CGTACTCCCCCCCTATCACACCGCACTAACCCCGATTTAAATGGTACTTTTGGACTAGTACTAAAGTACTACTTGACAAGCTATGTTATAATTACTACAATAATCAATAATTAATAATTAATAATTTATGTGAGGTGTGATAATGTTATACTTAATTCCCGACACTACTAGTTGTACATATGTTATATATACAATAATTGAACATGTTAATAAGCGCACTAAGTTTTATAATCTCAATAAAAATTATGTGATTAACTCTGATTTATTATATAATGCAATTAAGAATTATAATTGCATTGTAATAAATGATAAAGTTTATGTTCATAAAGGTATCAAGCATAAACGATTTACTAATTACTTGATGAGAGGGGGTTATAAAAATGGACATTAACGCAATCACACAGATTATTAGTAATGTTGGGTTCCCGATAGCGTCATTCTGTTGTTGTGCATGGTTTATCAAGTACACCTACGACGCTTCACAGAAAATGCAGTCTGAGGTACTTACCAAACTTACTAATACAGTAAACGCTTTAACTGTTGCGGTATCTGAATTAAAAGAAAATTTGAATGTCGAAGAAAGTGAGGAATAAAAAGATGTGGTTATGTTTTAATGAAAAGGTTAAAAGGTTTGTAAATGGTATTTATCCGATTGTAATTAATGAGTATGTTAAGCACATTTCAAACGGGGAAAAAACAGTATTTCCGTCCGTATGCATTGCACAAGCAGCACTTGAAAGTGGTTGGAATTTGAACGCAACAACGCTATTTGGAATAAAAGGTGACGGAGCAATACTCGACACAACAGAGTATATAAATGGTGAGTATGTCAATGTACAAGATAGCTTCAAGCTATTTCCCGACATAGCAACAGCGGTACAGGGTTACTACAAATTAATGTCATGGGATAATTATATTGATGTGAGAAACGCAAGTACATATGAGGAAGCTTGTATAGCACTTACAACAGCAACTTATCCTTATGCGACAGACCCCGACTATGCTACAAAACTTATTAACATAATAACAGATTTTTCACTTGATTATTTTGACGAAGTATCGCAGTTTACAGATGTGAACGATATTTCATATATTACAGCAGATGTTGAAAGTTTAGCATGGGCGGTTATTCGGGGCGAATATGGTAATGGTGACGAACGCAAGGAAAAACTTGGTGATTTGTACGACATAGTGCAAGGTAGAGTAGACGAACTTAAAAAAGAGGGTGCGTTTTAATGAGTAAAAAAATTTATGATGAATTATTAAAAGGTATATCATCTTGGGATTTTACAAACAGTATAAAGGATAAAACTAGCCGATTATCTGACTATAACCTGTATGATTTATGTCGAACACAGTCAATGTTTACATGGAACGGGTTACCCGGCACCATTCCTCAATGGATTTTAGAGTTATATTTACAAGTGTATGGTAAAGTTCTATTATTCACTGTTAATGACAAGTTGTATGTCTCATATGGTGCTTTCAGCGGTACTCCGTCGGAGTACTACACACCAACGCAGTTTAATGTTACTAACCCTTATTTGATTAGTAATATTTTTAATCTAAATTCTGACAAGTGGAGTAGTGATAGTGATATGTGCGTACTTGCTCGGAATGATAGCTTAATGATAGGACTAATGCCGTTATTGAACCGCTATAATTCGCAGTTGGTTGAGAACGATATTACATTTAACTTATGTGATATTCTCGAACGTGTACAGGCTCTTATATCTGCTAACACAGATAGCACGAAAGCTAGTGCTGATAAAATGATAAATGACTTAATAAGCGGTGAATATAAAGCAATTGCGACTTCTGAATTTATCGGAGGAATTTCCACATCACCACTTTCGCAAGGGCAAAATCGGAGTTTGATTAATTGCATTGAATATCATCAATTCATCAAAGCTAGTAAATATAACGAGTTAGGCTTACAAGCAAACTACAACATGAAACGTGAAAGTATAAACAGCAACGAAGCACAGTTGAATGAGGATGTACTTAACCCGTTTGTGGATGATATGTTGCGGTGCCGTAGAGAAATTTGTGAGAATGTTAATAAAATTTTTAACGAAAATTGGAGTGTTGATTTTTCCTCATCATGGAAAAATAACAAAATACAGGAAAAAATAGAAATGGAGGTGATTAAGAATGAAAACGCTAATACAGGCGATACCGCAGATGTTAACAGCGGGGATTTTTCAGAAAATGAAAATGTATAACCCGCCGTGGGGAGTTGACAACGCTAGTCAGCTTGATGTGGCTTACACTAACCGCTCTGCTAATAAGTTAGTTACACCGCTTATTAATCATTACATAGATGATGACGTAGGCACGTTGTCGGACTCTGCTTTAACCGATTTAGTAAGTGCATGCTATGAGGTTAATAAACGTAATTGGGAGATGTTGTGGAAAGCTAATAACACTAACTATGAACCGCTTGAGAACTATAACAGAAATGCTAACATAACAGATAAATCAACTCAAAAAAACACAGGCACGTTACAAAATCAGCGTACAGGTACCGACACGGGTACAGTTGATAAGACACTCACCGATAGCGGTACAATCACGAACGGCGGCACTGTTGGGAATGATACTACGAACAACACTTACGGGTTCGATAGTAACAATGCTGTACCGTCATCATCTACAATACAGACAACGACAAACGACTTGACAGAAACACACGATTTAAGCAACACAATAAATGAGACAAGGCAACTTGCGAACAGCGACAACTCAACGGAAACAAGGAACTTGGAAACAACAAATGAAAATGTACATACAGAAATAATTAAAGGTAACATTGGTGTAACAACGTCACAGCAAATGTTACAATCTGAATATGATTTACGCAGTAACTACAACTTTTTTGAATATGTGTTCAAAGACGTTGACAACTTTTTCACTTTATCAATTTATTAAAATTTTTGGAGGTATTCAAATGAAAGTATCACAGATTTATTCATTAATGAACGACATCACAAAGGAAATTCTTGGAAAAACAGATGTCGTAAAAGAGGACTTATCAAATACAGTTGACTTAGGCACTGAGTTATTCGACAATACAAGCGTTGACAATTATGTTAAGGTACTTGTTGACAAGGTAGGCAGACTTGTTTTTGTCGCAAGAAAATACAATGGACGTGTTCCGTCCGTTGCAATGGACGCATGGGAGTTTGGCTCTGTTGTTGAAAAAGTACAGGCAGATATACCCGACGCAGAAGTTAATGACACATGGAACTTGACAGACAGACAGACATACAATCAGGATATGTTTTACAAACCATCTGTTTCCGCTAAATTCTTTAACAAGCGTGTAACATTTGAGGTTCCTGTCTCAATCACAGACAGACAGTGTAAATCAGCATTTGATAATGCACAGCAGTTAAACAGCTTTATCTCAATGATTTATACGGCAATTGAAAACTCTATGACTGTTAAACTTGACGCACTAATCATGCGTACGATTAACAACATGATTGCAGAGGTTCTACACGCTAATTATGCGTCAACACCTTTTACAGACAAGTCAACAGTACAGGCAGTAAACTTGCTTAAACTGTATAATGATAAGTTCGGAATAGCTCTCACAGCTTCACAGGCATTGACAAATGCGGAGTTTATCCGTTTTGCTTCAATGATAATAAACCTGTATGTTACAAGAATGGGTGTTCTTTCAACTGAATTTAATGTAGGTAAAAAGGAACGCTTCACAAGTAAAGACAGGCTTAATGTAGTCTTGCTTAATGACTTCACAAGCGCAGCAGATATGTACTTGCAGTCTGACACATTCCACAACGAACTGACTAAGTTACCAAATGCGGACATCATTCCATTTTGGCAAGGCAGTGGACAGGACTATTCATTTGAGCATAACTCATATATTCATGTAACGGACGCTTCGGGTGACGAGATAGAAGTAACCGGTGTACTTGGTGTTATGTTTGACAAGGAAGCACTCGGTGTATCTTGTCTCGAAAGATATGTAACAAGTCACTACAACGCAAGGGGCGAGTTCACTAACAACTTCTACAAAATGATATCGGGTTATTTTAACGACCTAAATGAAAATTTTGTTGTATTCTTTGCGGCGTGATAATGTTTCACGTGAAACAATTAGAGGGGAGATATATTCTCCCCTTAATTTTAAATTATGGAGGTATAACAATGGGTAAAGGTTATTTAACGACTTATCTTGAAAATGGAAATCCGTTATCATTTCAAACATGGTATAAGGGTACGGGAAATTTATCTAATAGAACATATATGTTAATTAATGCTTTTTCATTGATTGCATGGGAACATATCACAAGTGATATCAAATTAGGTACGCTAGTCAAGCATACACTACCGAATGGTTATTATTTTAAATGTGAAGTAACAAATAAAGACACTCAATATGCGTTTATTAATACGGGGTTTTATTCTCCACAAAATAAACTTATAGGTTCATCAGGTTCACTAAATTCACCTTATAATCAGTATTATTACGCATATGTCAGTATACGTGATTGGGATAAACAAGCAGCTATTAATTCAGGACACACTAATGAAACTGAATTAGGACCGATTAAACCCGTTACTGATAATAACCCTCAGTTCGTCGATTGGACTGCATTTCATAACACTAATGTATACCCTGATTCAACATCTTATTTTTTCACACCAACTATTGATTTTAACAATCTCCCTGATATGGACTGGACGAAACCCGACCCATACAAAAACGGGGGTTTTGCGGATAGTGACGGAGTAGGCGGTGGCGGCAATTTTGACACATCTTCCGATGTAGTGCCACTTCCTAGTTTACCCGAAAAATCTGCATTATCAAGCGGATTTATAAGCATATATACACCGCTTGCGGGTGAGTTGATGTCACTATCAACATATATGTGGAGTGATACTTTTATTGACGGCGTAAAAAAGCTGTATGCTAATCCGTCGGACAGTCTAATCATGCTAGGTATTATCCCGATTAACATACCGAGTGTGATTGATAGTGATGTCAAAATCGGCGGTATTTCAACAGGCATATCAATGCATAGAGCCACGACACAGTTTATTGAGGTTGATTGTGGTACAATAAATTTAAATGAATTTTTCGGGAGTTGCTTTGATTATCAACCATATACGCAGTTGCAATTATACTGCCCGTTTTCGGGATACCACGATATAGACACAGACGTATGTATGTCTAATAGTTTAAATTTACGTTATAATTTTGATATATTAAGCGGTACATATATTGCGTATTTATTGGTAAATAATAGCGTAATGTATCAATGGAGTGGACAGGCGTTAACAGTGTTGCCTACGTCAGCGTATAACATTGACGCACTTATAAAAGGTGCATTGGCAACAACAGCGTCATTTGCGGGCGCAGTTGCAACAGGCGGTGCGCTTGCACCGATTGCGGGCGCAATGACAGTTGCGAGCGTTACTTCTATGAAACCTAATGTATCACACGGCGGTGATGTGTCATCATCTGCTGCTCTGTTAAGTGTGAGACAACCTCATATAATTATTAAACGACCTAAACAGGTACTTCCGTCTGATTATAACAAGACTAGCGGTTATCCCGCAATGTATACCGCCACATTATCAGATTTAACAGGATATACAGAGATTTATAACATACATCTCGAAGATATGAGTTGCACTGATAATGAAAAATCAGAAATAGAAAGATTATTGAAAGAGGGTGTTATAATATGATAGTTAAAATTTACACTAATAATTCAGAGAAAATTGCACTATCAAAAAATCTCACTGAATTAATGACAGTAAGCGGAGTGTTGAGGGAAATGACATCAATACAAAACCCAACAATTATTTTAAATCGTAATATAACCGATTTAATTAATTGTAATTATGTTTTTATAGAAGATTTTAACAGATATTATTATGTTAATAATATAACTTCTGTAAAGCAGAATTTAACACAATTAGATTTGAGTTGTGATGTATTAATGAGTTTTAAAGATGACATTTTGAAACAAACTGCAATAATCAAGAAACAACAGGACAATTGGAATTTGTACATTGACGACGGCTCATTCTCGGCACAGCAGAATTCAAGAGTACAGATTAAATCATTCCCTAATTCAATTGAGGGTGAGAGTTATGTGTTAGTGCTTGCGGGTACCACATAAATGTTTCACGTGAAACATTTTAAAAAGGGGGTTATTATACCCCCTTTAAATATTTTGCCGACACCATTTAAGATAGTTATTAATGATGTCTCCGACCTCATTATCTTGATAAAAAACCTTGTCAATTTTGTAAAACCATGCAATTTTTTTATCTAATTCATCCGTTGATTTTAAGATATTTCTACGATAATTAACTTCTGAATGACATTCAGTGTCATATATTAAATCATGCTGTGTGTCACGTAGTGTTGTCGTTTTTCTGTGTACATATGTAAAAAAACTACGCTCTTTTTGTACTATTTCACATTGCAATAAATCGTCATTAAATTTTATAAAATAAATAAATTTAATGTCCGTTTTATCGTACTTAATAGGACAGTGTGGATATATATCTAACTCCCACACGTCACTACCCTGTCCTGTTATCATCTGCAATTTTGGGTTATTAAAAGCAAAATAAACGTCCGACGGCTTACCCTTTTTAGTGATACTGTCTGTGAACTGTACAGCGACACGCAAGTTACTGGCACCATACGTATATACATCTACATCACCCTCATTCATATTCTTGACATTTGTTAAGCCCATTTCGGTGAAGTACGGGCAGTACTTGTTTACTGTGTTACCGAGAAGATATATAACGACATCTTCTCTCTGTCGTATTATTGTTGACAAAACATTACAGAATAAAACGAATTCATCATTTATATACCCGTCTCGGCTTATTGCCTCATCAAAAATGACTAATGTTATGAGTGGGTAAGAAGTAGATTTATCGTGTTCCATGTTAGTGAGAGAAAATGCAAAACAAAAAGGTTTATCTTGTGTTATCCGCTTCCCGTCCTCATACTTACAGAAATACCAACGACCGCTGAAATAGTATATATCCGTCCATTCTCCTTTTGTGCGCTTGCTGATATAATTATCGTGAGTTAGTGCGTCAAATATAGTCTGTCCGTTTTTTCCCCTGAAATCCTCACGCCAACGGCGTATATATGCGGTCTGTTTACCATTATCAACCCAGTTGTCAATAGCCTCTTTTAAGACAGCGTATGTCTTACCATTTGAGCGTTGACCTATCAGCCAATTATACTGAGCGTGTTCTTTTTTTATTCTGTCTAATGTAACCCATTTAAAATTTTTATTAATATTCATATTAATACCTCACATAATTATAATTTTTATTCTTTCTACAAAGTCGATAAAATCTTGATTAAGTCCGAGCGAGTAGTCGCTTTCCTCTAAGTGAATGTATGATTTTTCGTGATATTCTGCACTTACCCCGTTATAGTCTGCTATTGTGCCGTTTATTTCTGTGTCTATGTATGTATGTGTCTGTTTTCCTGTTGCGCTTTTTTCAATGTATAAATTATCATTAAAATGTTGAAAACTACCATATTTTCCGTATTTTTTAATCAGATACGGAACAGTTATTTTTTTATTAAGTCCCGACACTGTTAATGATAGTTCATACTTATTGTCAAGCACCATATACCTTTTTGCGCCTAATGTCTTAAAAGCCTTGTATGCTATGTATGTGTCCTTGTTTCCTTCATTATCCCAAACACCAATAAGTTTTTTTTCGCCTTTTATTGTGCTTGGTTGATATCTGTTAAAATCAATGTTGTAAAATTCTGCTGCACGTTTCAATTTTTTCTCAACTAGTATATTATATTGCTCTATGAATTGTAAATGTTTTATAGGATTTAAACATTTTATACTATCTGTATCACTGTATATGTAATCATAAGTATGCCCAAACTCATCTATCCCTAGCCATAAATTCCTACGGGCGTATGCGGTTACATACAACCCCCACGGATAGAACAAAAAACGCTTAAAATCATTATTGTAATCATTAATTTTTTCGTCATAGTTTAACAATGTTGGTTCTTGCCATTCATCATTTTCATAAATCTGTTCTTCTCTGCATATATCCGTTACTATCATACCATAACATGCGTTAAGCAATTCCTTGCTTAATAGATAATCTAACTCTTTATCTTTAACACCTTTTAGAGTTGTTTTATCCTCATATAGTTTAAGTATGCAATCTATAATCTCAAATGGTAAACGTCCCCGTTTATATATGTAGAATGTACCTAAAGCAATTTTATCCCATGTGTAATGCTTTTTTATAATATCAAAATCTATATCGGTTATAGTCGTAGTTATGTAATCTGCAGAAACGACACGCCCGTTACATTCAACTACATTAGATTTTTCAAAGCATTTGCTACTTGATATATAATAGTCATAATTTACTTTAGATTTTAAATTATAAAATTTTATATCAAATATGCAACAATACTTTTTTAAATAATCATTAAAAATGTATGTAGAATTTACATTAACTTTTTTTCCGCTCGACATTGGGAATAGTTCGGATAGCATGACATACGGGTATGATGACGTAAAATCAATTGAACCTACATTTACACAGACCTCGTCAACGTAAAAAGGTGAAGCGTGGGTGTAACCGCCTTGAAACGCTCGTTTTAATAAGTGATATTCGCTCGCCCCGTCGATTGTTAAATCACTCATTAAATTTTTGTACGTTTTAAATTGTTTATTAGCGGTGTTTCCTTTATGAGTTTTCTCCGACTTAAATAAACAAGCATTTCTAACCAACCGCCTTACATATGAAGTTTTTGTTAGTGGAATTTTAGCAATATTCCCGTCAGTTTCAATTTTTTCCTGTATCAAAGCCATGACAACTCGCACATCATTAATGCAATACATCAATTCTTTTTTACTTAAAATTGTATTGCAATTTCTCATTAAATTATAATCTAAATCACCTACCATTTTTTGAATTTTATATTTATTTAAATCATCACCAACTTTTTTTAATGATTTACCCGTTAAAATATAACTACATCGGAACTCTATGCCGTCAATAGTAACTGCCTTAACAACCTTACGACTATCAATAGCAAATACTTCATTGAATTTTAACCATTTTCTCATAAATTGGAATTCATATGATAAAGTGTGAACATATATTACAAGTCTTTTTGAATGTGATAAATTTAACTTCTCGACTAATTTATCAATTAAATTAATAAATTCACACCATGTTCGACCTACAACAACATGTCCATTCAACCCCAATTGCCACACATACATGATTGCCTTTTTTTCGTCACGCTCATAAAATGAGGTTGTTTCAATGTCGAAAGCGCAAGGAATGTTATAATAATTAATTTTTTTATCACCACGACCGCTTGATATTATATCACAATTAATTAACTCATTAATTATGATATCAACATTATCACAAGAATGGATTTTCGGAGTTGGTGTCGTTATTAGATTGAAAAAGCTCATAAAAATCTCCCTCAGTTATATCGTGTTCCATTTCTGCCTGTTGTTCAATCAACCTATTCATTTCACGTGTTATTGCACTAGCATTTAATGACTTACCGCTATCTAAACGCTGTTTAATAGTACGTTGAACCTTATCAGAGCCGAGATTATATGTATCTGCTTTATGTGCTTCACTATATTTTTTGTAAGCGTTCCAAAACTCTTTCTCTTCGTTTTTAGATTTAAAATCACCTAGTCTTTCGTTGACTATTTTTTCCTGTTCTTTGATAAAATCACGGGTTCCTCTTAATGTTGATGTTTTTGTTTCTTCTGACAAGAATTTTTTTGCACGTTTCAACTCAAGCAATAATTCTTCTTTAGTCTTACCTTTAACGGAAAATTTACCACCACTTTTTTCAATGTACCTGTAAGCGGGGGATTGTTCAGATAAACCCGCTTTCTCAAGTCTCTTCAATCTTTTATTCCCCGCACTAGCTAATGAGGATGTAACCCGTGCTAGTTCTGCACGTGTTAAATTCATTAATTTTTTGGTCGATTGCTTTAAAATGTCTGATATATTCATAGTTTAAAAGTGGGTGGACTAACTATCCACCCACAACTCCTCTCCAATGTTTCACGTGAAACATTTATTTAATTGTTTCAATTGCCGTATCGTCAAAAATAGGACTTGCTTTATATGTAATTCCTTTTTTTGTCTTGATATCAATAATTCTGAACGTGTCACACTCTCCGATGTAGTCATCTACGCTGTCCGAGAATATTGTTGAACCTGTCGAGTATACTCCCTTGTCAGTTGCGTAGTAGTTAATATCAAATGTGTTGTCATCCGTTTCGATTGTAACGGAAGCTGTACCGCTAATCTTGATGATATCTCCAACATGGTCTTTAACTCTTAATGCGTTAAGGTCTCCACGCTCGCACATTTTCTTGAAAAGTGATGTGTTGCAAGTTCCCTCTACGCTGTTAATTGTTACATTGAATTTTCTTGTTTCTGTCTTGTTTGCTGCCATGATTTTATTCTCCTTTAAATTTTAAAATTTTTAATAGTTGGTCACGAATAATATTTACTTGATATACCGCATAATGCGGTGGCGGTCGTGGTACATGTTTAATTTTTTTCATTTATCACTCCTTATAAAATTCAATCACCTTTTACAGTAAATCTACAATTATCTTATTTTTATCAATATCGAATGAAAACTTAATGATAAAACACATTGAATAATTAAGTATGTTGTCATTGAACCAATTGCCACTTATAATTACTACACTATTTCTCCGTATAACATACTTTGTTTTATCGTTTGTAAAATCACTTAAAATTAAAGTTCTAACTGTCATTTTTGTGTTCCTCACTTTCTTGTGTTGTTGTGTTCTTGATTATGTGTCTATTTTAACAGTTAATTAATGCTTGTACAATGGTATTAAAGTACTATTTTAACAGTTAATTAATGCTTGTACAATGGTATTAAAGTACTATTTTTATAAAATATTACTAGTACTTTAGTACTAGTCCAAAAGTACCATTTAAATCGGGGTTAGTGCGGTGTGATAGGGGGGGAGTACG